CTAATGCGCGAGAATCATTCCAGCCTATACTACCACAAGGATTCTAGTGGAAGGGGGCGTTTCACCCCGACGCTCTACAACGCCCTTGTTATTAGAAGATGGTTCTTACTGTTTTTGTTTGTTTACTGTTGTCTCATGTTTTATAATTTTTGTATTTGTGGCCATGCCAATGTTTGCCGACTGGCAATTTTCCTGCTTTTTAACGACAGCGACGTCATAAGAACTTAAAAGTCTGGGAGCCTGATGACCACAATGTCTGACTCTGAAGACGGTGGCATAATACCTCCAATAATATCAATGGAGGTTGTTCCATTTACAGCCACCTGCACAACAACGGATAACATCATGTCTGTATTGACTGTCGGTGTGACAGCACCACGAACATTATCATAGGTGTTGTTCTTCCATCTAGTCAACAAGACACAATTACCAGGAACAATAGCTGGATTGTTGAGGGTTAGCGCAGTGCCGGAACTCCAGAAGATCTCAATGAGGTACTTCTCCCCTGCCTGCCCATTCCAACTGAAGCCGGTAGGACTCTTATTGAGGGTGAGGTTACCAACATCAGTACCGAGGTCGTTACCGATTGGAATAGTTGTGGTGCAGCCCGTTCGCTTAGCATGTACGAACAAAGGCCCAGCCACCACAGGGCCTGCGGTTGCAACTGTAGTTGGTTTCACAAATTCAACACAGTAGGTCACCCACAGCTCACCAATGTTCACTGCGGGGTTGCCCTGGGTAACCAGCTGGAAATTACCTTGGTCATGCAGGCGGATGTCCTGGTTGTTCGGTACAGGTCCATTGCGGACGTAATTATGTGGTAAGACAGTCAGGTCGCGTTTGCACTCAACCATATGAAGGAGGTCTCTGGTAGGTTTGTTTGAGACAGCAAACTCAGAGTTCTCCATTTGCTGTTTCGTGGTGTACGAGGCGGCACCCGAATTGTAGTTTGTAGCCATCACCACTACACCAGGTGTACCATTTGTCACATAGTCAGTAAGAAGTGACTTGAATTCAAACACCAATCCGTGGAATCGGTATTCCTGGTAGTTCTGTGCAATGGTAGACAACCATGGAAATGTTTGTGCCATACCTGGGTTGATTGGGAACTGGTTGTTTACAAAAGCAGCCGTTCCGATAACATCACCAAGATATTCACGATGGCATACCACATTGGTTGCCTGGGTTGAGCTGAATTGTGGTGGGGAACCAGCGAGCACATTGTACTCTGATGGTGCCCCAACCATTTCATAATCGCCCGAACCAAAAATGCTGCCAATTCCGGTACCGAGCCATTTACCTACTCCATGAGCGCCAGACATACCAGTAAGTGAAGCAATACGCTTGCCGATAATGCCACCAACATCACGAAACGGAGTCTTTGGGACTTTGGCAATGGTTGTGTTTTTGAGCCTATTAGATAGCCGGCTCACAGCCTTATTTTTCTTGTTCTTGTTTGTCATTTGTATTGGATACCGCATGACTACGGGACTGTTCATCGTTGGGAAACCATCGGGGGATCCGTGCAGTCTCTTGGCATTTTGTTTAGCTCAGACAATTAACTGATTTGGTCCATCACATCCAACGACCCAATTTTATCTCTAACAGGAGGGGGTACAGAACCCCCAATCTATAAGCTGAGTTTATGGTCATCCAAAGACCCCACACATTACCAATATATATTAGGCAATGTGAAACCATATTTGTCATAACTGTCAGCCCCATTCAAAGAATTAAAATGGTCTTCAAGATGATTTTGTACGTCCGGGGTGATACCAAATGCTTGCCAGAATGACACTCTGGTTTCGGCACTAGGAGGATGGTACACACCGGGATTCATACCTTGTAATAACGAGAAGAACCCTGTCTCCATACACGGGTCCCCCAAATTTTATTTGCTCTACGTCGCTGTTGCGTCCTCTTCGATCCTTTATTGGAATGCTTGATTGAATTTGAGATCCGCAGGTAGTATTGGTAGAATGACTGACACACAGGCAACCCCGTGGTTAATGCCATCCCACCCAACGCTACCGCATACAACCATTTCTTCCTTGCTGAGGGGTGGTCTATCGGCTTAATGCTAACAGAGTCTTTTGCAAAGCTCATTGGTGCATTGCGCACCATGCGGTAACTTCCAAACACAAAAACAGGGTGGGTCTGACAAAATTCTATCTCTTCGATCCTGTAGACGGGTCTCTCCATTTTCATGTTGAACCCCATTTCCAGGAACCAAGTGCCCACACTTTTCTGTATTTGTTTGACGACGGATGTCTCACAGATAATGACGCAATCATCCCCATTATTCATGAGGGAGTATTTTCGGATCCAAATGCTAGCCATATAGCTATGGATCATAATAGACATCATCAGACAATTGCCCATGCCAGTGTTAATACAACCACTGGTACGGGTGCCATCGACCTTGTACCGCAAGAGCCCATCTGAACACCTACCAGTGCCCCTAGGATGGAGCTGCCATGATAGTAGTCTAGACAGTTCTTGTTTATATTCATTCGGGAATGCACCTAGGTAGATTGCATGTTCGGCCTTTAAAACATCAACGGAAACATGTTGATCAAACCTAGATGCGTCAAGCCCGATCGCGGCAGGTTTATCGTACTTTTTCCATTTCTGGTGTACCACTTCCCCGCTTTGATCGGCATTGAGTCCTTTCATGATCGTCTTTTCCCCAAAGAGTTCATCAACTCCTTGGACAAGTTTCTTCTCTAGGGGTTTCAAAAACCGCCCTAGAGCAACCAAATATCGTCTGCTAGTGGGAGATATAATGCGAGGCACGATGTCCTGCATTGTCTTACTAGCAGAAGTGAACGATTTTTCTGCTTTAATAAAAGCAGAGATATGGGCATCCTTCTTCCGGATTGGGGTTAACTCCAACTCAAGCGCTGCTTGCATGTTCATGAGTCGCTTTCGACCCTCGTACAGGTTTGCAAATTCAATGCAACTTACGGGGGTGGAACCTGCGAGCCACTTCTTCATGAAGCTAGCTTGTTTCTTTAGTCGGGCATTTACCACTTTAGCTCCAGGCAAGGGAGGCCGTTCAAATCCACTCTTACCCTTAACGTAGAACACCCTTTCAAGTATCCCACGCTCAAGGTTATCAATTTGGTTGTTGTGCAGGCACAATTCCACATCAGGTGACACTAATGTGTATTGGTACGCCTGCCGTACTTTAGGTGGTCCCCCATACTTGCGCACGTGCAGATCGGGGTGTTGAAGGTTGTTAACATTTCGTGTTGACCACCCCCGTGCGCGCATTAGGCCACCTCACTGTTCAGTGAAAACTACTGGAGCAGCGCTCCAGAAGAATCCACTGTACCAGCGGGCATTATACTCGGTTTCTCTCCTAGACACCTCATCCGAGTACCACAATTTCTGGTCGTCAATGTCATGCACACTTCTAATGAAGTACATAGACACCACCAGTCTAGAGTGTTGTTGTATGTGGCTATCACGCAATCCGTATGAACGCATGATGGACACACACTTTCGTCTTACCACCTCCCTATTGGCAACAGTGGTTTTCAAGGACCCAAACTCGACTTGTAGGTGCTTTACGATGAAACGCTGGAATCGCGTGCTCTCACCATCCCTCACAAATCGGGTTTTGGGCCTGGCATCATCCCCTAAACCATCATAGGGTCTGATGAGCCCGGATTCAACTACCGGTCCTTGGTAGAGAGTCATTGTACCACGCCCATCGTCGTCGGTACCGTGCCCTACTTGTTGTTCTTCGATTACCATCTCAGCGTCAACAACATCAGTTGCATCAGTGGTGTTTGCTATATTGGCATATCTGTATTTTTCGTCTCTGGACAACATAAACCTCATGCGTCTCATCATGTAGTTTACTGCAACTGCTGATAGTGCAATCATTGGCACACCAATGGTGGCGTAGATAGCGATGGTTGTTATAGTAGTTGTAGTTCTCATGTTGTTTCATTTTGTTGTAGGCCCCAGCCCAGGGTTTATTATGAGGTTGTCTCCTCCAAGTATCACACTACAGGAATCTTTTGACTGGGTTGTTTTCCCAGGGATGACGCATCCAGGA